GCTGTAGCTGCCGAGGCTAAATTAATGAATATTGGAGATAAAATAGGCGCAACTAGAGATGGTATTAGCGCTATTTCCAATTTATTGGACATCTGTAAGGATGCCGATATAGATCCAGAAGGGTGGCCTGATTTGGTTTCATCCCGACATCTAGTCCAAAAGATAGAACAAACAGTTACAATTGCAAAACCAGTTACGATACCTAGTGGCGGTTGGGATTGTAGTATATATATGAGTCCTATGGTAACTAGTTTACCTATGATTCAATATACTCCAAGTCCATCAGCTCCTAATGTATTGGATGTCAATGCATATACGACTGGAATTATTTTTCCAGCATCTGGAGGACTTGAGGTTAGAGCTGGTGTTCCAGGGTCAGATTTAACATATGCTGATCTTGTTAGTTCCAACCCTATGGATGTTAAATATACAAATGATTGTAATGTTAGAGTTATTGGCATGGGCTTTGAAATTTGTAATACCACGAATGAATTGAATGTTCAGGGTGCTATTACTGTATTCAGGGCTGCTGGAAATCCATTAGATGAAACTTTAGGTTTACATTTATCTAATTCAGCTGTTGGATCTTTTCCACAAGGGGACGTTAATGCATATTCAATGCCTCAGGTCCCGGAAAACTCAGCACAAGCCAAAATCATACCTGGTTCTAAAACCTGGAAAGCTAAAGATGGTTGCTATTGCAACTGTACTTTAGCTTCTGATCAGATCAAACCATCAGATGGGAGAGCTTTATTTAATGTACCTTATTATATAGAATTCTCGACTGGTACTGTTTGGTCTTGTTATCAGAAAACTTTTCCAGGTAATGTATTAATTCCAGATTATGTCGGAGGAGCTAGGAAACCTTTATTTGCTCCTTTTAATTTGTCTGGTGCATTCTTTACAGGTTTATCAGATACAACTGTATTAACTGTTAATTATACATGGATTATAGAAAGATTTCCAACGAATGCTAATACAGATCTGATAGTCTTATCAAGAAGAGCTACATTATTTGATCCAACTGCCATAGAATTATATGCCAGAATAGCTGATTTATTACCAGCTGGTGTTCCATTCAATGAAAATGATTATGCCGATTGGATTGCCACAATAGCTGATATAGCTGGAATGGCTGGATTACCTTTTATGAATCTAGTTAG